CACCGGACGCCGCTCGTCGGCCAGCGCCCGGCAGCGCGCGGGTCCCGGGCGTAGCGTCGGATCGTGACCACCACCGACGACATCCTGCAGACCGTCCCCGATCCCGCCGGCGCCGACGTGCGCGTCGAGACCGTGCGCTACGACCACGAGGGCACGACCCTCGAGGGCGTAGTCGCGAAGGACCACGCCATCGCCGGGCCGCGTCCCGCCGTGCTGGTCGTCCACGACTGGCACGGCGTCAACGAGCACGTGCACGCCCGCGTGACGATGCTCGCGCGCCTCGGGTACGTCGCGTTCGGTGCCGACATCTACGGCGCGGGCGTCCGCCCCGGTGACGACACCGCCGGTCAGGTCGCGGGCTCGTTCTACCAGGACCTCCCGCTGCTCCGCGCCCGCGCGCTCGCCGGGTTCGAGCAGCTCCGCCGCGACCCGGACGTCGACCACACCCGCATCGTCGTCATGGGGTACTGCTTCGGCGGCTCCACGGCGCTCGAACTCGCCCGCACCGGGGCGGACCTCGTCGGTGCGGTGTCGTTCCACGGCGGCCTGATCGCCCACGACCCGTCCGACGCGCACCAGATCCGGGCGAAGCTCCTCGTGCTCACCGGCGGTTCCGACCCGATGGTGCCGGACGAGAAGGTCCACGAGTGGCAGGACGAGATGCGCGCTGCCCCGGAGGTCGACTGGCAGGTCGTCACCTACTCGGGCGCGATGCACGCGTTCGCCGTCCCGGGCACCGATGCTCCGGACCACGGCGCCCAGTACCAGGCGACGGCGGACCGGCGATCGTGGCAGGCGTTGCAGACGTTCCTCGGCGAGGTGTTCGACGAAGAGGCCTAGCGCGTCGGCCGCGGCGCGACACGCCGTGCGGTCGGCTCGGAGGCCCTCGATTGGCGCGTGGCCCGCACCTGTTGTAGAGTCTTCCACGGCCGCAAACGCCACGCGCTCGTAGCTCAATGGATAGAGCATCTGACTACGGATCAGAAGGTTGGGGGTTCGAGTCCCTTCGAGCGCACCGATCGGAGCAGTTGGAGTATCCCCAACAGTATCCGAACGGTTGAGACAGCAAGAAACGAAGGCCCCGGGTATCAGCTTGGGGCCTTCGTCGTTGTCCGATCCGCGCAGCAAGCCAAACGCCCCCACCTACTCAGGTGGGGGCGTTCGTGCGTCCGGTTGAAGACTTCCCCGGTTGGGGGTGAGTGCGGACGCGGGTTGAGCGTAGCCGTTGCGCAGTGTATGTACACCAGCGTACTATGGGGCCATGACAGATATCGCGGTCGGCATCGAAGCAACATGGAACCGAACCAATTCACTTGACGAACCGCTCTGCGGCAAGGTCGTCGCCATCGACACCGACTTGCAGATTGCGAAAATCGAAGGCACTCGGGGTTGGGTGCACCTGAGTGCCATCAAGCCAGCTGATGCCTGACTCCCCGAAGACCCCGCACCGCACCTTCCGCGCCCCTGACGATGAGTGGCTGACCGCGAGGGCTGCACTGCTTGCTCAAGGCCGGAGCGTCACCGACGAGCTCCGTAACGTGCTGCGGTCGCACGTCGGCCCGATCCGCATCGAGCGCCACATCACAGGTTTTCCGTACTGGGTGGTGCTGGATGACAACGCGCCAGACGATCAGCCCTTGTTCAACACTGCGGATGGTGCAGTGGAAGAAGCGGCACGGCGGTACCGGCTACTGCTGGACCGCGAGTAGGGCTTGGCCTGTTTGGCGTGTCGCGGTGTAGTAGGTAGGCATGACAGCAACAACGTGCGAACACGCTTGGGTGAAGGACCGCTACCTGGGGGCAGACACTGGTGATGAGAAGTGCCGGAAGTGTGGGGAGGTGCGGCCTAGGAAGCGACCGACTGACGCAGCCCATTCCGCCCGCTGATCCTCTGCACCCGCGCGCACACCATCGGATACGCGGCGACAGCAGCTTGAGTGGTGACGAGTGCGTGCAGTTTCTGCTGGTACCTGACCCACGAGTACCCGAACGTGTCACGGATCGCTGCTTCCTTGCGGCGGTCGTTGCGGGGCTGGGCTGACTCGAACTCGAGTAGGTTGCGTGCTTCGGAAGTGAGCTTGGGAACTTGGGTGGTTCCGAAGTTGGTTCCCATGTCCATGCGTCCAGTGTCAGACGCGCCACCGACACTCATCCCATGCCGTACGAGCCGCCGTATCACCCTGACCCACGGATGCCGCGGATCGTGGAGATGGCACCTGACCCGGAAGCGGTGGAGCTCGACCCGCACCCGACTGTATGGGTGCGTATCAACGTTGAGGGTCGCGGCGTTGAGCGGTGCGTCGGGTTCGCGTTCAAAGCCTCACCGCTCGCCGTATACGTGCAGCTGCAGTACCTCGGGCGGACACATCACGTGTGGGTGGAACGGACGCAGGTGACGCATCGGGTGATCCGCAAATGATCTAGACTCGGCTGGTCTTGAGAGGAAGTCACGTGACCGAGCACGCCGACGAGCACACCCCGTGGTGGCGGTCCGACCGTTTTCTCGACACCGTTGACCGCATCTTCGTGAAGCGGCGGTGCGGCTGGTGCGGTGCTGATGTCCCCCGCGGCGAAGGCCACCAGGAACTCAACAGCCGGTACTGCTCGTTCAAGCACGCCGAGCTCTACTCCGAAACTGGCGCGTGGTAGCCAGCCAACGATCAGTCGCGGTCGACCTTGTGCGCGTGATCGGTGTCGTCGCAATCGTCGCCGGACATGTCTGGGACCAGCGGCACTTTGCGCAAGCAGGGTTGTACACATGGCATGTTCCCGTGTTCTTCCTGCTTACCGGGTACCTGTGGAAGAGCGACCGCACGACAGGCTTCGAGATCCGGCGACGGGCACGCACACTCCTTGTGCCATACCTGTCGTGGCTGATCATCGTCACCGTCGTCTGGTACACGGTCCGCGCGGCACGGGGTGAGCCGTTCGACACGCACCTTCTGACGCAACTCCCCCTCGGCGGCAACTCGATCAGCCGCCCATACTCGGCGTTCTGGTTCGTCACCGCACTGTTCTTCGCCGCCATCTACATGCGCTTCAGCGAACGACTGCATCCGGCGCTGCCCTGGTTCGTCGGCGGCATTGGTGTCATCTGGTGCATCGGTGCCCCGCACGCCGTCGCGATGATCCCCGAATCGGCAGGTACCGCGATCGCTGCCGTCATCTTCCTCGCGATTGGGCGATCAGTTCGTGCAGCTCGGGACAGCATCACCCGGCCTGCCCTGACCGGTGTCGTTCTGCTGTTACCTGCCTGGTGGGTGGGTTGGTCCGGCGCGACAGCCACGCTCAACATGAAGGGCGGCAATCTCGGGACGCCCGTTGCTAGCGTCATCGTTGCTGCTGCTATCTCGGTCGGGCTGCTGCTCATCGCGGAGGGCATCGAGCAGTACCTGCCACAGTGGTCACGCACGGTGATCCTCGAGATTGCAGCGTGCGCGATCCCCATCATCCTCCTGCACACGCTGTCGTTGGCGATCACGGAACGGTACGGTCTGCCGTCATCCAAATGGACGTTTCTGATCGCGTTGTTCGTGCCGCTGGCGGTCGCTGCCGTGCTACGCCGAACACCCGCCCGACGCATCCTCTTCTAACGCCAAAAGCGGCCCCCACCTAAAATGGTGGGGGCCGCTTCTGCTGTTACAGGATCGCGTCCGACAGCCAGAACACTTGATCGAGGTTCATGTACGTCGGCGTGTTCGTGTTACCGACGACCGTGACCGAGAAGTCGGTTGCGATGCTGATCTTGCGGGTGTTGCCGCCGTTCCCCGACGACACCCACGACTTGGATGCGCCGTTGAACCGGAACTGCTGCGGAAGGTCACCCACGATTGCGTCCGTGGTGGGGAACGAACCTGACGACGGCTTCACAATGCCGCGGAACTCGATCATTCCGTCGAGCTGACGTACCTGCGGAGTCGAGTTTGCGTCGTTCGCGACGTACCCGGACCGCAGCGGTAGGGTGCGCCATCCGGTGTCCACTCGCGACGTGACGAACTCGCCAGTGAGGGCAAACACGTCAGGGACGGACCGTCGGCCAACGATGCCGTCGTAACCAGTCGAGTCGTCCGACGACGGGATCGTGTACAGACCCTGCGTGTACGCCTGCGTGGAGCCGCCGCCGTCGAACAGGGATGCGTTGTAGCAGCCCTCGGACACGGCCAAGCTCACCATGTCGTTGCCGGTGATTCCAGTTGGGCCGGACGTCGATGACGTGCTGGTCTTCCCAACCGTGGCGATGATGATGATGTCGCCTGTCTGCGACTGGCCAATGATCGTGCGGGCGCTGATTTCAGTCAGGAAGTACTGCCAGTTCTGCTGAGTGAGGTCCTGCGCGACACCGTTGATGACGAGGTTCGGGCCGTACGACCACGAGTGCACAACACCTTGCGCGACCATGCTCGCGGCAGTGTCCCCACGGAGCGCGGAGAAGCACTTCAGCTGCCCGTTCGGGAGCAAACCCATGCCCTCGATGCCGGCCGGTGAGCCGTTGAGGTTGGTGGCTTCGAAGTCGTGGAAGATCTTTCCGTTGCGGATCTGCGCGCCACGCACCTCACCCGAGTTGGAAGTAACGTTCCATCCGGACGCGTTGACGACTACGGGCAGACCCATCCGGCGTGCGAAGGAGTCGAGGCGTTCACGGGTCGGCTTGAAAGCGGTCCCAGTCGATGTCGGGTTGGTGACATCGAAGTCATTGCCGTACCGCTTGTCGATCAGGTTCGGGCGGAACGTGCCACCAGTCCGCGCACGCATGACAGCGTACGGGTAGCCGAGCGCGTGCACCTTGTGCTCAACGGTGACGGTGACAGGCTGCGCGTTGACGCTGCGATACCGCTGGTCGTTGCGGCCGTCGAGTGCCGTGAGGACACTGCTGGGCGGCAGCTTGGTGTCGGAGTCGACTGATACGAGTTGCGGGTTGCCCATGAGCAGCCTTTCGGGTCAAACGAAAAACCGCCCCGAGCATGGGGCGGTTGAGAAGTAAGTGGGGAGGCGTGCGCCCGTCACGACGACGGGACGCACACCTCCTGGACGCGGCCGATCTCAGCGCCGCCCTGGTCGTAGAACACAACGAACGTGCCAGCGCCATCCATCACGCACGCGACGGACGAGACGGAGCGGCCATCTTTGCCTGCAGCACCCGGTGCGCCGTCCTTGCCTGGTGCGCCAGTAGCACCGGTGTCACCCTTCGGCCCCTGCGGGCCGGTCGGACCTGTAGGCCCCGTCGCTCCCGTGTCACCCTGCGCGCCAGTGGCACCAGCATCACCAGTAGCACCATCAGTGCCCGGAGTGCCCGTAGAGCCGTCCTTGCCGTCCTCACCGGGCGGACCTTCCGGGCCTGCAGGCCCGGTCTGACCTTGCACGCCCATCTCACCGCGCGGGCCCGCAGGACCACGTTCACCGTCAGCACCCCGAGCGCCGGCCTGGCCCTGCACAACCTCGCTCGGCGAATCCACTACCGGCGTCTGACCGGACTGCTTCACCTGATTGATCAGCGCCTGGTTCGTGTGGATCAGCTCCTGCCGATCGTTGTACAGCACCATGAACCCAGCGACGACGGTAGCCACCACAAGAGCGACGACCACCCACAACGTGACCAGCGACCACGCCACCTTGCCCGCACCACGGCGGACCCTCGCGAACAGCATCATCGTCAGCCACCTGCTCCCGGGATGAAGAAGTCGCGAAGCACGGACAGCATCACACCGAACACGGCCAGCCCGATCGCTGTCCACGTCTGCCGAGCAGCGGCCTTCCGCTTCTCTTCGGCATCTTCCTGAGCCCGCTTCTGATCACGAACCTCCTTTCGAAGATCCACAAGCTCCTGATGCGTCGATGCAGCAACCTTGTCCCGCTCAGCGTCCATCCGGATGTGCTCCTTGCCGGCAGCCTCCGCGCGCTCCGACAGATCCTTCTGCTGAGCGAGCTGCCGGTCCTCGAGGTTCTGCACCACCACCGTGAACTCCTGCCTGGACACCATGTTCCGGAGCTCTTGCCGGAGGTCGAGAACAGCGCGGTACACCTCGCCGAGAGTTACTTGCTGCTGGTCCCCGTCAGCCATTCCGCCCCCTTCCGTGGGATGCCGACAGATCAGATAGCAGCGATGACCCGATCAGCCTCAACGGTGACGTGCGCCTTCACCTGGTCGCGGAGGATGACGACGTTCGCATTGACCGTGTTGGCGTTGGTGTTCGCGTTCACGACCACCTGCCCCATGACGTTCTCGATGAACTCCTCCGACGCACCCTGCACCTCGAGCGGGATCAGCGACGGCAGTGCATGAACCGCGGCATCGATCGCCTGCGGTTTCGTGCACGCGTCACGGATGCTGTCGAACTGAGCCGACGACACCTTCACCACCGGATACAGCAGCTGCAGCGCCACGAACTGCGCGCTGTTCACTGAAGCGCAGTATCCAGGCGCTACCAGTGCAGAACGGCCTGCACTGAGGTCTTGGATGATCGAGGGACCATACGCTGGCATCAGGCGGCGTGCTTCGGTTCGTCGTCCGGACCTGCAGCCTGCTCAGCCTCGTCCACACCCACGTTCTCCTGCGCGTCCAGCTGATCCGCGATCCACGACGGCATCTCGAGCTCAGGCAGGTCAGCCAGATCAACGGTGCCGTTCTGCACGACCGTTCCATCCGCCTGGATCGTCGACACCGCGACCTTCTCCTTCTTCAGGTAGCCGAACAGCAGCGCACCCGCGAGCGTGATCAGGCCGACCAGCCAGGTTGGCGCATCCCAGTTCGGGTTGATGGCGGCGATGATGCTCGTAACACCACCCGTCGTCACACCACCCGCGAACGCCGCCTGGATCTTCGAGGACACATCGGTCGCCTTGCGGTAGACCTCAACGATGTTGGTCACTTGTTCGCCTTCCGTGCGAGCTTGTCGATGGTGCCCGCGTCGACCTTGCGGACGATGGGGCTGTTCTTGTTCCACGCGGCGAGCTGCTTCGAGTTCGAGAACGTGAAGAGGCCAGCGACCTCATCACCCCCGACGTAGCGCTTACCGTCCGTGTACACGACGGGCTGAGATGCCATGATGGTTTCCTCCTGAGCGGTGGGCTTCGACGGGGACGGGGTGAACGTCTGCGCCTTGGTGGTGAGGTTCCAGCCGCCATATGACGACAGGAACCCGAGCAGTGGCCGGCCGGTCTGCGCGATGCGCTGCCGGATCGTGATGCGGCCGATGACGCCGAGGCCGGCGAGGGAGTCCGTGGCGGGGCCGCCGCTGTCGTAACCGACGCCGTCCCCGTCGGCGGTGAATACGTCGCCGTACATCCAGTTCTTGTCCCCGGCCCACCGTGGCCCGCTCGTCGGGCCGAGCGCGATGACCATGCCGCGGGGGATGCGCGTCTTCCCGTCGATGATCGGGTGCCGGTGCTGCTTCGGCGCGTTCTCCCACGCGGCGATCGCTGAGGGCAGTGGTGTGGTGTTTGGGACTCCGCCGATCGCGAAGTACGTCCACCTGGCGCAGTTGCCGGGACGGTTGCGACCTGGTGCGTACCCGTCGACGGACATGGTGAGAAATCGGTCGGGTGCGGATGTGACGTCGATCGACGGCATGGATGCTCCTTGAAACGACGAACGCCGCCCAAATCTGTGGACGGCGAGAGAATGGATCAGAAAACGTCAGACGTGAATCGCTTCCACCGTCAGCGTGTTGTTGGCAAGCAGTGCGATTCCGAGCGACCGGACCGACACCTTGCAGCCCTTCGTCGTCTTCGAACCGGGCACGAGGGCGCACAATGCTCCGAGGACCGCGCCGGCTGATGTGACACTTGCGGTGACCGCGTAGTTCGTGTCCGCGAACTCCTTCGGCCACACAACGTCGTACGTCTTCTCCGCGTTGATACCCAGCGCGGTCATCGACGACATTGAGTACGTCTGCACCATCCGCTTGTTGAACTCAGCCAGCGTCGACGTGCGCGACTGCACGTACGCGGACCACAAGCCCATCGTCAGCGACTCGTACCGCAGACCCTGCAACTTCCCGTCCATGCTGTACGTCAGGAACTCGGTCAGGCCAGCAGCTTCAAGGTCGTCAGCGATCGGGCCGATGCCGACCATGCCGCCGTTCTTGTACTGCCAGTTGTAGAGCTTCTGCGCAAGGAACTTGGTCATGTCGACCGCGTACTCCGAGCCGATGTCCTTTGACGCGCGCGTTGACGGCGCGAAACCGAGGTTGCCGTTCACGTCCAAGTAGGCGGCGACGTAGCCGGTCGTGACCTGGTTGTTGCGAGCTCCCGGTGAGTTGATGCCAGTAGAGAACGAACCATTGGAACCCGACACGCCACCCGAGAACGACGCCGTGGTGCCCGTGTACGTGCCACCGAGGTGCTGATCCGCCTGCACCGACGACGTGTTCACCGGGCGAGTGACGGTACCTGACGTGATGTCACCGGCGTCATGTGTATGCGACTTGTAAGCAAACCGGGCGTCCGACTGGTCGCGCGTCCAAAACATTGCCTGCACCGCGTCCAGCACCCGCTGGTAAACGCTGTCTGCGGACTTCTGGAACGACCGCGCCACGGACGCAACGAACCGTTTCAGGTCATCCTCGAGGTCCTGCACACGCTTCGGCGTCTCAGACCGGTTCGGCATCCTGACCTTGTTGCCCATCAGTCACCTGGCCCTTCCAGAACCGGCGTAACCCGTTCCAAGCCTTCAAGATCAAGCACCCAACCGACAGCACGGACAGTGCCGGTGATGCCGCCAGGAAACGCGGGCAGCAGGTCATGGCCGAACCGGTCGATCCCGCCTACGACGTAACCGATGTCGTCACCCTCAGACCAGTCGACGCCGAGCCGTGGCGCATCCTGTACTGCGGACTGCAACGCCAACGTCTGCGTTCCTTGCGCGATCTCCGCGGCGCGAGCGACCGCGTGGGACTGCAGCACATCGTCGTCGTCCACGTCCGTGTCCGGGGTGAACCGTTCCTCAAACGTCGGCCGCTGCGGATCAGGTGTCACCACATGCGTCGACTGCGGACGTGCAGTACCCGCAGCGGTCGATGTCGCCATCACGTCGTTCGCGCCGTTCCCGTCCGTGTAGTCACGGTCAAGCGAAACCGACGTAACAGGGCCGGGGATCTCAAACGTAGCGGCCGGAGACAGCCCATCCGGGACACGCGACCCGAGCTGCGTTCCCGAGATACGGAACACAGGAGTGTACGTCTGCCCCGAATCGAGCGTCTCCCAGTTGATCGTCCACTCCGGGCCACCCTCAAGCGACGACAAGGTTTGCAGCGCCGACAGCACCGTCTTATCCGCCGAATCCTGATACGACTGATCAACAACGACACCACGCGACGAGCCCTCGACAACGATCCGCATAGGGATGCCGCCATTGGAACCCTTGAGCACGTACTTCGTCAGCAGGTCGATGATGATGTCAACCGCACCCACCTGGTCGTACTCCTCATCGCCGACGTAACGTCGGCCAAGGTACGACTCGTACGTGGCCAACGACACCGGAACAACGTCCGTCTCATCAGGCGTCGACCGGTTCACCATTGCACCCCACGGCGCGACGCCATGCTCGTCATCGACGAGCACGAACGCCGCACCGCCCTCGAGCAACGCGCGACGCCAGTTCTCCGGCGTCCGTTCCGTCAGCGGGTAGTTCGCCGTCGCAGTTGTCGCATCACCGATCTGCTTCGACACAGACCCCACCTCAAGATCAGGGAGCTCAGCGATCACCTTCCCGGTCAACGTCTCAACGGACAACCACGAGTAGGTCACAGCATCCCCAATCAGATCGGATACTCGACGAAACCAATCGCCTGCGTGTGCGCGCCCGTGCCGTTGTAAACCGTCACGGTTCCGTCAGTTCCGACCTGCACACCACCCGAGGACGGGAACGCGCTGCCGGTGAAGTTGATTGCCCCGCCGCGGACCGCAGAAGGTCGGCAGTTCGCGGAAACCGTAGCGATGTCGTAGTTCGTCAGCGAACTGTACGAACCAACCACATGCAAGTACAGCCGCACCCAGTTGCCGTTTCGCACGGCTGTCGTGCCCGACTGCACCGAGAAGCCGCTCTTAGACGAGACAGACCCCGCAACATCCGTGTTCTGGGCAACCCAAGCTGATCCGCTCCACGTGTACAGACCGTTGTTCGACCCGTCGTTGTAGACGTACGTCAACGCGCCAGGGTACCCAGCAGACGAATTCAGGTTCGCCAGCGAGTCCACCGGCCGGACACCGCCAGCAGCAACCGCGACCGGGGCGACCCACGTCACAGAAGGCGAACCACCGCCCGACTTCGGCACGTTGATCTGCGCAAGTACGAACGAACGCGCCGGAGCGGCAGGAGCATTCGGAACGCTCGCCGCGGTACCCGCAAGGTAGTCGATCTTCACGCCCGGAGCTGCCGAACCATCCGCCTCAGCCGGGTCGGACACCTGCACGTAGATGATGTCAACACGAGGGTTCGACGCGTTCGCCGCCGTAACCGAACCCGTCACGTTCGCATCCGACGCGAACGTGTACGGGCCAGCCTCAGCAGCCGCCTCCCCGTCAATCACGCCAGCAACCGGGGCGCACGTCCAAACCGTCGACGTGGCAGTCACCGTCGTCGACGACGTACCAGGACGAACACCCGAGAACGCACCCAACGGACGGGCCGCAGTCGCACCAGCCAACATCGGCGCGTTCGTCGTCTGCCGCAGCTTCCGACCCGAATACGTCGGCGCACCATTCACAGCATCAAGAGGCCAAGCAGAGATAGTCAACAGAGGCTCCTAACGCCAAGCCGGAACAGCCGCCACCGACAGCTGAGATTCAGAGTTGTAACGGGCGGCAGAAAACGCCCACGTGTTATCGCCCGGGTCAAACGAGCTCCAACCACGCGACGTGATATACCCGGCGCGGTTCGCCTGGCCATTCGCCAAAGCAGTCCGCGCATCCATATCGATTAGCAAGAACTCGTTGTCCTGCAACACCAACGAACTCGAAAACACCAGCGCGTTACCCGTCGAAACATGCGTCACAACAGGCCCAGTACACGGGCCATCAATCCGAAGAACGACCGGCCCCGACTCGTTGCCAGGATTGTTCAAGTTCACCTGACCGGTCACCGTCGTCGCGTTGATTCGGAACGGCACTGTCAACGCACCAGTCAAGATCAGCACGTTCACATACGACGTTGACGCCGGCGACCCATCCTTGTTCAATAGCGGGTACAAGCCATCATTCGGCTGATCCACCATCAAACCCGCAGCATCAGCAGCAGCCTGCGCCTGATCTGGCGTGTACAAGCCCGTCGTCGAACCCGTATCAGAACCACCAATTGCAAGCCCGCCAGACGTCGACGGCAGTTGCGTCACACCACTCAGCGCATCACCGAACTTGCGCCAATCCGTCGACGCGACTTGGAGCGAGTACCGCACGGCGCGGTCGCCAAGCCAGGTAGCGATCAGCTCGTCCGTCTGAAGGACGTCAACCCAGCGCTCACCAGTTCCTTCGTCAATAACAAGACGGACGCTTCCGCCAGCGACCTCCCCGTACAAGCGGTCAAGTGCGGAAGAAGTGATCGCACTATCATCCGAGATAATCACTCCGGTGATAGCAACATCACGGTTCTTACTGAAACCCGCAGAAGCCCAGGCACCGGATTGCCTGGGCTTCTGCGTGAACTCACGACTCGATGAGGGCACCCCCCATCCAGTCACTTCCTCAGTGATCCACTCCGCCCCATACTCGTCGACACCATGAAGATCGATCGAGCCGATACGTCGTGCAAGGCCCATGTTCGTCCTCCATTACGCGTACTGCGCGCGTTCACGGCGTTCCACTGCCAACGCAGTCGCCTCAGCAGATGTCGCTTCGTAGACATTCCACGTCTTGTTCACGGTTGCGCCGCCGCCCTGCCCGAGCTGGTCGATGGCAGCAACCGGACGCGGAGCGCGAACGACCGGGATAGAAGTGTTGACGTCCAGCGACCGGGCGGCGGGGATCGCTACTAGGGCTGCCGTCGCATCCGTGACCGCCCCGACTTTGCTGTACAAGCCGCGCTCGAGGCCCGCGCCGATCATCTGCCCAACCTCGCGGTCAAACACACGAGACGGCGAATGGATCCCCAACTGTCGCTTGATGGAGCTCACCATCGACTTGGCAATAGCGTTCATCTGCTTGGTGATCGCCGCCTGCTGTGACTGCAAACCCTTCACAAGGCCCTTCGCCGCATTGACGCCAGCGCCATATAGATCATTCGCGGCTGACGTCGCAAATGAACTCGACGCCTTTGACAACTGACCCTGAAGCGAAGCAACCTGCTTCACCTTCGACGCGCCACCCGCAAGAAGATTCTTAGCTTGCGGCAGAGCGTCGACACCCGCAGCAATGAACTGCTGGTATGTAGCCGAGTCGAGCCCCATTTTCCGGAGCTGCTGCATCACAGACGTGAACTGCTTCGTCTGCGCAACACGCTTCGTCAGCGCCGAAATCAGGCTCGTCGGCGTGCGGTAGTCGGTCGCATCGAACTTGGTCAGGTTAGACAGAACATTTTTCTTGTAGTCGTCCCGCACCTTCACGGCAGCCGTCAGCTTCTTGTTAGCTGCAGTGATCTTCGACGCAATGCTCTTACGACGGTCAGCAAGGCGAGCCAACTGCGACGTACCCGAACTAATCGCACGAAGCAGCCCGTCACGCTGCGCTGCCCTGATCTTTTTCGAATCAAACGCCGACAAAACAGCATTCGTCATCGACCGAGCCGCCGACGAAACACCGGAACTACCAGACTTGATGCCATTCGCAAGACCCTGCGCGACATACCCACCGAGCTGAGCCATCACACGCGATGGCGAATGAATTCCGAGGAAGTTTTTCACCGTGCTGATGGCACCCTGCGCGATGCTCTTCATCTTCTCCGTGACCTGACCAGCGGCACCGCTGATGCCGTTGACGAGGCCGCTGATGATGTTCTTACCGACGCTTACAAGCCAGGTGGCAGCGCCCGCCAAAGCAGAATTGAGTTTGCCCTGGATGGTGCCGACACTGGTGATGACCTTGCTGATGCCGGATGTGACACCACTTACGATGCCGTTCCAGATGGTCGGGATGATGTTCTTGATTGCGTTCCACGCCGCGGTCCAAAGAGAGCGGACGACGTTAATACCCGCCGTAATCACGGACCGAACAATGTTGATCGCACCAACAACGATCGCCTTGATTGCGTTCCAAACACCCTGAAAAATGTTCTTGATGCCAGCCCACACCTGGGACCAGTTACCACTGATGACACCAGTGACAACCTGGATGACACCCTGCACAATCTGCATCGCAGCCTGAATGATCGGCACAATCGCGTTGAACACAGTTGTGATCACCGGAAGCAGTGCCTGGATGATTGGAATGAGCAGGCCAGCGATCTGGCTGATCAGCGGAGAGATCGCGGTAATCAACTGGGCAAACACCGGAGCCAGGGTACCGATGATCGTTGCCACTAGTGGGGCAATGGCAGCAATGAGTTGCGAGAACACCGGAAGCAGGACCGGGACGAGCTGATCAATCAGCAAAGACAGCGTATTGACCACTTGCAGAATCGGCGGCACCAGGAGGTTGAACGCATTCAGAAGTGCGCCAGCGATCATCGCAATAACCGGCGTGAGTACCGGAATGAGGTTTGCGATCACGCCCAGCAGGGACTGCACGATCGGCAACGCAGTAACTACCGCGGCCGAAAGAGCGGTGCCGAGCTGCCCTGCAAGCTGGGCAATGATCGGACCCAACTGGCCAAATGCTTCTTGCACTGAATAGCCGATGGCCTGCAGGAGCGGCAAGATCTCATTGAAAGCCCCGCCAAGCGCCGCCCGCAGCTCCGGAGTAGTGGCAACAAGTCCGGCGATAGCAGCAACAACGATCCCGATAGGACCAGCCAATGCACCGATCGGGCCAGCAAGTCCGCCCAGCAGCGGGATCTTTGCGATCAACGGCGCAAGGCCACCCGCACCCAGGGCAACGAATGCTGCGCCGAGAGGAGCAATCACCTGCCCCATTCCAGCAAACACTGAAGTGCCGCCCTGGATGAGACTGACGAGCTTGTCAATGGCCGGGTTGACGAACGAGCCAACCGCCGTGCCAACTGTCTTAGCGCCGGCCTCAATCGGACCGAGAGCAGTCGTCAGGGCCTGGAACGCCGGAGCGAGCTTCGGAAACACACCACCGAGGAACCCGGCACCGATACGCCCAAGCGAGGCCCCCACGTTCGCAAGAGCACCAGTGAACGTGTCACCAGAAGACAGTGCAGCGCCACCAAGCCCAGCTTCCATCGCGTTTGCGAATGTCGCGAAGTCGATCTTGCCCTCAGACGCGAGCTTCGACGTCTCAGCAGCGGTCTTGCCGATCTCCTTGGCGACGAACTGCAGCACCGGCACACCGGCGTCCTGCAGCTGCGCAATGACGTCACCCTGCAACTTGCCCGACGCCGCAACCTTGTTGAAGATTGAGCCCATCGAGCTCATGTCCGTACCGGCGATCGTCGCCGAGTCAGCAACCAGGCCGAGCACGCGCTGCAGCTGCTCACCGGGCTTGATGCCCGCAGCGACCGCACCAGCAGCGACACCAGCAGCCGCATCCAGGCCGAACGCCGTACCACGCACAGCGCCGAGGGCGTTGTCCATGATCTTGCTGATGTCGGAAGCGGAGTTGCCGAGGCCCTTCAGCTTCGCCTGAGCTGTGTCGATAGCAGTGAGGCGTGCGAAGCCCTTGACCAGCGAAGCGCCGATCGCGGCGGCCCCCGCAGCCACGGTCGCTGTTGCAGCGCCACGGATGGACGAACCGATAGCGCCCGTGATCCCACTACCAAGCTGCTTGCCGACCGACGCACCAACGCTCTGGCCACCGATCTGCTGCTCAATCTGCTTCCCAGCCCCACGAGACACAGGAACGATCGATACATATGCCACTGCCTCTTCAGCCACGGCAACCTCCTTCTGGGGTAGACATGGCCGTTGCGTCCGGCGCGTTGTGGAATTACGATTCGTCCATGGCTAAGCCGAAGGTCGAACTGAAGACAATCAAGTACTTCGACCAGAACCCGCGACACAAGAAGCAGCTCGCGAAGTTGCTCGCTGAAGGCTGGGCGGTGCAAACCGAGTCGAAGGTGTGGTGGACCGCCGCGAAGCGGCTCACGCTCACCCGTACGTCGGCGTAGGCATCGGCGTACCAACACCTTCATCTCGAGCGCGACGTAGAAGGTCACGCGCTGCAGCCGGCGACAACTTCGTGCCACCGAGCTTTGTTGCATCAGCGTTCTTCCACGGCCGCGGGTAAGGCTTCGGCTTCCTGCGGCCGGACTTCGAACGCACGAAAGCATCGAAGTGGTCCGCGGCAACCATCCACTCACGCGACACCGGGAAATCCCAGTTGTTCACTGCAGCGAACAACCACGACGTTGTGTCTTTCAGCCGAACATCAAGGAGGCGGCTGACCAGCACATGGTCAGCCGCCTCCCCGATGTCTTCCGGCTTGTAGCCCAAGGTGTGGAGCTCGTACGTGAACTCCGATGGGTGCCTCCGCGCTAGTTCTCGGAGGCGTTCGATTCCCCCAGGCCCACCTTCTTCGACCATGCCTCAAACACAGCCGCTACATCCTCGAGGTCAATGACGTCACGGAATTCAGCCGGCAGCACGTGCACGTAGAACGCGTCGATGACGAGCGCGCCAATCTCTTCGTTGTACTGCGAAACAGTCAGTCCCTTACGGGACATTCCTGCTCGCGCAGACAGGATCTCAGGCGGGATGCGCCCGGAAAGCTCAAACTTGTGATCGCCGTACTTGATGCCGATCGGCTTTCGAGCGGACTGCTTGATCTCAATGTCGTCAGACATGGTTTCTCCTAGTAGGGGTCAGAGAGGACGACCGGCCCCCCTACGGGCCGGTCGCCCCGTTCATCACTTCGAGTCGCTGGACTTCGAAGAGGTTTTGCGGGGCGTAGAAGGGACCCCAGTCACGAGCACCCAGACGCCCTTGTTGCGGCCCCTGGCTTCCTCTGCAGTGAACTTGCGCACCTCATCGGTGAGCATGTTGCGGTACGTCTGCATCACGCCCCCGACGTGTCAAGGCTCGAGTACCACTTGATCGCGGAGTACTCGTTGCCGTCAGCGTCCGTCACGAGGTAAGCAGTGACAGTCACGTCGTAACCGATCGGCTCTCCCGACGCGAACGTCTGATCACCAACGTCAGTGATTTCACCGGACGGCACGTACGCTCGAATGAGCTCATCGCCGTCGATGATGTCGAGCACGTAGGTCTTGCGTCCACCGGTGTTCGACGGGTTGATCTTGATCGATCCGTCCGCGGCAACCGTCGAACCGTAATACAGCTCAACCGTTTCCTTCTTCGTCTCAACGAGAACCCCCTGGAACGACAGGGATGCTTCCGTCACGACCTCACGAAGGGTCGCGGCCTTCTGCCAGCCACGGATGGTGTCGGACGACCGGTCGCGAGTTTCAGTAACGCCGTCGTCGGAGAAGTAGCCGAGGTCCTTTAGATCAGCGCCGAGCGCGGACGAAGCGGACGTCGGGGCGGTGACAGTCGTCGGGCCGACGTAGAGCGCGCCCGTGACCGCAACGCGGACATTGTCAGAGTTCAGGGCCACGAGGGCTCCTTCCGGTAGTGGTCATGGGCAAGTCGCCCGTGGGCACCCCGGTAGGGCGGGGAAGCATGTGTGTAGTTAGAGCTGAATGCCGCGTCGTCGAAGCTCGACGATCATGCGCCATCGGTACGTTTCGTCGACCGTCTCGACAGGAGAGGGATGGACATTGATCGCGGTGAAGACGACGGGGTTACCGTCGCAAACTGTTCCGTCACCGCGCGCGGTGATGAAAGCCCGCGTAAGTGCAGTGAGATCTGCCGCGTCAGCCTCGTCGTTCGCGTAGACGTTCACAACGTGATACTCGCGGTCGATTGTGTCGGATGCTCCAGTGCCGCCGATGGCTTGCACTGTAACCATTCGCTGGGCACCTGCGAGTACCCGGTTGCTGACCTTTGCCCCGTCCGCGTACGGCTCACCCGAGGCGTCCAGCATTGCTTGCAGCTTCGGGATATGTACCGCAGTCAGGTCCGGGTAAAGAATCGCCCTCACGAACGCCCCAAGGGCAACGTTGCCGCGAGGGCGGAAACGAGCGCGTTGGTGTTCGCTTCCTGGAAATGATTCGTTCCGTGGGAAACGCGAGCACGGACACGAGAACCGCCGCGCCGCGCGGGTGCTTCAACGAGATCAACGGTCCCGCCAACAAGCTTGCTAGCGACCGCCTGCGCCGGCCCCTCAACATAAGCCGCATTTGATGTGACAGCCGCCGCCCAAGCGGCCGTATTGATTTTGACGCGCACACCCTTAGCCATCTGAGAACTCCTTGCGCTTCACGATCAGCACGTCGCCCGGGTAGCGCCCAGTCGGGTGCTTCCACAACGCTTTCGGCCCATCAGCTTCGTAACGCACGCCATAGACCAGAAACGCGTCGTCATCGGCGACATCGCTACGAGGGTGCAGGTACAGCGTCCCGCCATACTCAAGCGTTTGCACCTCGACGCCGTTCGATTCGGCGGACACCTGAGGTGCCCAACCGACGACATCGAGGTCGGAAGCCACTTCCGTGTACGTCGGCTTGCCATACCTGTCAACACCAGTCGCCTGCCGTCGGAGCCGGGTAACGATCACAGGATCACCGGCCCCGAGCCCGGATATGTGTAACCGATCAGCGGGTCGATCTCGTACGCACCCGACACAACTCGACCGGTAAGCGCTCCCGCTTCCTCATCGGCGATGTACAACGCACCCGGCTGATTTCCGCCATAGGTGCGCTGCTCAGAGAACGGCCCCGTAGTCACCGAGGTCTGCCGGATCCCCTCAGGGTTCCGGAACACCCGCTGCACCATCGCAGACACAGTGTCCTTGACAGTCTCGAGCAGGTCCGGCTCGCCCTCGTCAATCCGCGTCTGCAGGGTGGTGAACCGCTGACGCAGCATCCGCTCCGCACGGTCAATCCATACCTGCACCTGAGCAGTGTTGGTGGGGGCGTCGTCGCCAATCCACGAGCCGATCACATCGTCCGTTGAGGTCCACGACATGACGCCCCCACCTTCACTCACTCTTCGGTTTCGGTCTGCTGCGGCCGGCCACGCTTCGGCTTGTCCGTCGAGGACCAGCCCTGCGCGGTCAGCCGCTCCGCCAGGTCGCCGTCGACGTTCACGACGGTGCCTGCCGGGGAAACGAGCTCAGCCATCAGGCTGCAGCGGGCTCGTTGTACTTCACGAACGACTGCGCGTCGTCGACGAGCCAGCCGTACTCTGCCTCAGCGCGAACCGCGACAAGGTTGTTCTCGAACAGGGAGACGAGCTCACCGTCGATCGTCACCGCAGCCTGCGTCGAAACGTCGTACGTGATGCCACCAACGACGCCCCACACAGCCTTCGACCAGTTGCCGCCGAAGCCGAGGACGGTACCGTTCGTGACACCATCGCCGATGCGCGCCGGACGACCCAGAAGGGTGCCGCCACGAACCAGCGGGGAAGCGTCCTCGAGCGGGCTGTCGATGAACAGCGGACGACCGTTGGTGTCAGTCGCACCGTTGAACAGCGGCTCAGCGATCGAGTCGAACGCGAACCCGGTGAGACGCTTCTTGTCGTTGACGAGCAGCGACAGGCCAGCGTTCACGTCCGCGAAGATGCCGCCCTTGTCCTGCGTCGCAGTGCCGAGGGTGACAGCCTTCGTGGTGGCGTTGATGAAGTTGCCTGCACCGAACGGCGAGTTGGTGCCGTACAGGGCAGCAGCGTCGAACGCGAGAGCAAACGCCTCACCGATGTCCTGGCGAAGGTCGTCCATGTAGCCGCCCGGGTTCGCACGGACAACCTCAGCCGAAACGACCGAGATCGCAGCGATCTTCTTCGGGCTGATCGTCTTGAGGCCCTTGCCGCCGCTGGTGGTCGGCTTCTGGCCGGCCTCAGCAACCCACGAAGCGGTCGGCTTCGAGGTGGTGTACGGGATCTCGACGCCTGCAGCGCCGAGCGGGATCTGCCGGGTCAGCTGCTGGACAACAGACGAGCGACGCGCCTCGTCGAAGTAGCCCTGCGCCTGCTCCGGGCGGATAAAGCCAGCAAACTGGCCAGTGGTAGTTGCGGCGGTCTGCGCCATGAGTGCTCCTAAGTAGTTGTGATGCCGAGAACGCCGCGGAGGGCGTTCTCGAGTCCGTCGCCGTTCAACGGCAGGTCAGGAGACTTCGACTCACCAGGCACACGCAGCTCCTGACGCTGCGGTTCCTGCTCAGCCGGGGTAGTGAGTGACTTGATACGTTCAGCGCGCTTTGTCAACTCCTCCTCGGAACCAGAGCCCAGAAGGTCCAGGTCTTCCTCAGAGATGCCAAACTTCGTCGCGACGCGAAGCCGCACCAGTTCCGAGTTCGCGGCAGCTGCCTTCTGCTCCCATTCGGAAGCGGTAGCGCTGACCTTCTCGAGCTCGCTGCGATTAGCAGCCTCGAGCTCGTCGAACTTGGACGCCTTCGACTTGATGTCGTCGTAGTCGCTGAACTTTGCCCGTTCGCGTGCAATCCGATCCGCGATGATGCGGTTCAGTTCGTCCTGCGATGCCGGGGGCGTGAACTCCGGCTTACCGCCAGTGGGCGTTTCGTCGCTCATGGTGTCTCCATTCCGCTCGTTGACCGCCGAGCGTCGGCGTAAACCCCGCATGGGGTAGTCATTTCAGGCCGTGAGCCGCCCGCATCTCGCGCAGCGTGCCCTTATAGCCGTCGTATTCAACCGACCGGTACAGATCCAGGTAGGTCTGTCGGTCGTACGGCAACTCTTCGCCGCGCTCGACCGGTGCTGCGGTGCATCGGCAGAAGTCGTGGTACTGCTGCCCGATTAACGCCGACCCGCGGGCCTTCACGCCCTTACCTCGATACGAGGTGCGGCCAAGCCTGTCGGTCTGCAGCTGGCGTTCCATGCCGCGTCCCACAACGCCGCTAGCCGCCTTTTCGCTGCCGTACACAGCCCCTCGGGAAGCGAGCAGCGCGCAAAACGCACAACAACCGACCTGCGGCACACGAGCCCACGTAATTTGCGTGCCCGCTGCTCGCTCCCGAGCCACGTTGCCGCCCACGGTGTCGCGCGAAGCGCCAGCAATCAGCCGCTGCAAGCTCCCGCCCAACAGCGACAGTGCAGTAGCGTCACCAACACCGAACAGCGGTCGGACGCCGTACCGGATGAGCTGATTTGTCTGCTCCGCATCCACGGAACCCTGAGCGACCGCGTAGCCGCTGTTCGGCCGCACCTGCTCGTACCAGGTGGCCGTTACCTCACCAGCGACCGATGCGTAGCGGTTCACCAGCTGCGGGTACGCCTCAAGCAGCGCATCACGCACCGACTGCGGGTCCACATCGCCCAACTGACGTAGCAGAGCGTTCAGATCGCTGATGGCCAACGTCGACAAGTCATCGATCGACGAACGGAGAACCTGAACCTCAGCTGCCGTCGCCACGAGAACCAGCAACCTCCGCCACAGTCGGATCAGCCAACGCAGTCGCCGCAGCAGACCGCAAACTCGACGTCAACACGCCAACCTGCGAACGACGACGGTCAGCACGCAGCCGCGCCAACGTCGCATCGTCGTACCCCAGCTGCTCAAGCGGAACGTCCGAGTCAGCCATCCACGGAAACGTCTGAACCTGCTTCGTCACCGCATCAGCAGCAGAAGCCATCGACGGAGTAGCAGGATTCCGCCACTTCGCGCGCAACTGCAGCAGCTCCGGGGTCACAACGTCGAGCCCGTCACGCAGCTGCACAGCGTCACGCTGCGCACGCACAAGCGCCTGACCAAACACGCGCGTAGCACCCTCAGCCTCAACAACGAGTTCTTCCTTCGCCGCGTAAATAGCCTCAGCCGACGCCGGGTTGTCCTGCACGATCCCTAGAGCCGAAACAGGCAGGTTCTGGTCAGACGCGAAGTTCTGCGCGATCTGCCGAAGGTGCGCCAGGTGCGGCTCCATCGACATCTGAGCGAACTGCCCGATCTGGGGCATCTCGCCGGTTTCCTCGTCGCGGCCGATCGCCAGGAAGCGGCCCATAACGGCCTTCCACTTCGACACCGCGTTGCCGTTCGCGTCCTGGAATGCCGACTCGTCAGCGCCCAGCAGATACCGCTGTGGGGCCGAGTAGAACTCCGCCGACACCTCAGCACGTAGCATCGTCCGGATCGCCTGATCCGTCAGCGCCATCGCAGCACGCGTGATGCGTGAATGACCGAACGGACGGTCAAGCTCCGGCTGATACACGAGCGGCTGAACCGGTACACGGCCGAGCGGGTTCCGCTGTTGGAACACCTGCCAGCGTCCGCCGCCGGTCGCGTTGATTTCGAGCACACGGTCCGGCAGGTACATCACAAACTCGGACGCCGCACCGGTTGTGTCAGTGCCGACCACCGACAGCGCGGACGACAGCGCACGCTTACGGCGATCCCAGATGCCAGTTCCCCACAGCGCCGATCGGACCGTCTGCACGATCGCAGGCTCACCCGACTGCACATCACCGGTCGTCGTCGCGATGAACGCCGTCGAATGGATCAGTGCGGACGTGATGCCCTGCGGGATCTCCGTGTCGAGGTTGTTCTCCGACGCGATCTGGCCGAGGCCGAACGGATCAGCGTCGTCACCGGGTACAACGAACCCGTCCCAGACGCAGCGCCGGCCAAGGCTGTTGACGCCCTTCGCCGGCCAACCAAGGACCGTCTCAATGTTCCGCAGCTGCGGCGGGATGCTGATGCCCAGATCCTTCAACGGCTGCTTCGCGTCGAAGTACGTCGTCCGAAGCCAGTTGCGGAACTGCTTACCCTGCCACTGGTTAAACAGCGAGTCGAACGTGTCCTGGTCCTGAGGCGTCAGCTGCGGAATGCGAGGCATCTACATCACCACAACCTTCATCTTCGAATCAACACGCGACGCACGCTTCGACGTACGCGCAGCCCACAAAGCAACACTCACCGCCTCAATCGGCGTCTCGTCACCATCAGGGACCGTCACAGACCAACCCCACGCACCACCGCGCGTCTTCTTGTCCGCAACAGCCACCGACTCGTCCAACACCTGCTGCCCCTCATGCTCGAGATGCGTGACAGTGCCCTCACGTACACCATCAAGCAGGAACTGGCACGCCTGGAAATACTGCGGCGTCGTCAGCAAGTGAATGCGGTACGACGGAACCTTCCGCTCACGAAGCAGATGCGCCAGAACCAGCGCGCCTGACCGGCCCGACAGTGCAATCTGGTCACTCTTCCGCCACCGCTCAGCCAGCCAATCGGCGAGAGCACCTAGGCCCTGGTCGACGTCACCAACAAGCGCGTCAACGAGCTCTACATGCACGCCATCGTCATGCTTACGAGCACCTGCCAAAGACACACGTGAACCGTCCTGCGAGAACGCGACGCCAAACGACTGTAAGCCTTCAGGAGCAACCTCGATGCCCGTCGCCTCCCACTGCGATGCAGTGATCGCCCGCGAGCCGGACAAGTCGCTGTCCCAAATACCGAGCGCTTCACGCTTCCACGACTCATCAGACGGAAGGTTCTTCCGCAGGCGCAGCATCGACCGCAGCGGGGTGCGGTGCGGGTACGACGGATTAGCGATCGCCCACTGCTCCCGATCATCGGGCTCGGCATCATCGTCCGCCGAGCACTCGATGTAAACGGCATCTTCCGTCTCGCCAGCAAGCGCCTCCCGACGCCGCAGCTTGAAGGCTTCAGACGGGTCAACAGGTCGCGGAGGCGTCCCCATGAAGAACAGAAGCGCACCGGCAGGGAACCGGGACTGGTTCGTTGCCGCGACCATATCCTCGAGCGCCTTCTCGGTGAGGATCTGCGCCTCGTCGAATACCTCGACGTCGACCTCGTCAAACCCGCGCCCGAAGCCGCCCTCACGAGCTCCGAACATGATGATCGACCCGTTTGTAAACTGGATCTCTTGCTCGCCGTTCACCGCACGAATTGCCCGGATGTAGGGCTCAACCGACTTGCGGCCAGCAAACCCCCGAAGCGACGCGAAAGTCTTCGACGCCGTACGAGTGCGGTGCGCAGTCCACAGCACAGTCAGGTTCGGGAACAAGGTGCACAGCGCAAAAATGATCCGGCTGATCATGTACGTCTTAGCGACCTGGCGCGGGATGCTCAGCGTGATGCCGCCAACCGTCGCCGCGTAGTCACCGTTCGCACGCTTCGCGAGGATCAGCTGTGACGCGCCGCGCTGCCACTCATCGAACTCGTCCCCGAAGTCCTTGATGCGAGCCTCAACAGCCGGCCAACCCGTCGACACGATGCCCGAGGGCGCAATGACATGACGAGCAACCTCAGACAGCCGTCGCGTCGAACGCTGCATCTGCGACATGCGCTGCATCCGTCCGTTCCTCAACCACCTGACGACGCAGCGACTCGATCTCCTTCGAAATCTCCATCTGCCGTCGCGTCAACGAAGCAAGATCCCGTGCAGGCGTTTCCTCATCCTGCACCGCCTTACCAATACGACGATGCGTCGCTTCGAGCTCAGCCAGACGATCGCCAGCCTCAATGGCCTCGATGATCGTCAGCTTCTTCGCCGGACCAGCCTCACCAGGCTTGACGGCACGCAGCTTCGCAGCCATGACGCCTCCTAAGCCAGTTCGGGAGCCTGCCGCAAGGAGTTACATACTCGATGCGCCATGCGCAGATTTTCGTTTGAATCATCGCCACCATGAGAGCGCGGCCTGATGTGGTCCAGCGACGCCGCCATATCGTCATTCCAGTGCAGCGTCATGTCGACAGCGTCATCGCAGATGCCGCAAGTGAAGTTGTCACGAGCGTAGATCTCATAGCGTCGCCGCTTACCGATCCAGGTGCCCGCGTTTTCAGGACGGCGGTACTTAGCCCACGCTGCATACCCGTTCTTCGCGCGGAAGCGGGCGTTATATTCGCGGCATGCCTTAGCTTTGGCCGCACGACACTCTGGGCATCTGCAGCGACCTTTGTCGTACGCAGCGAGAGTGCCGCACGGCCGAACCTTCTTCGGCGCAAGACCTTCGCGCCTGCAAGGAAGGCAGTACTGCTGCGCTGCAGAAGTACGCGACCTCTCGACGTCTTTCCCACAACTCCCGCAAGTGGTCCTCTTAGCCGGCGACAAGCGGCGCACTTGTGGAACCTTCGGCCTCATAGAGCGGCAGTTCTGACAAACCGGCGTCGGGGAGCTCTGCTTTGTCACTCCAACGCGCTTCAGGCAGACAGAACAGAAGCCCCACGACGGCATGTGTGCACCTCAGCGCATTTTGAGTTTGGTTGGAAAATGGCGGGGAGGTACAGGCACTTTACCTCTGGGGCTGCCGCTGGGGTGGGGGGAGG